CCAAGCGCACGTCGAGGTGTACGGTCAGTTCCCGAACGCATCGGACGACCAGTTCATCGGGTCGGTCACGGTAGACGAGGCGATGAAGCGCGAGCGGGCCAAGGACCTGTCGGCACCCATCGTGATCGGCGTGGACCCGGCGCGGTTCGGGTCCGACAGCACGGTCATCGCCGTGCGGCAGGGCCGCGACATCATTGCGATCAAGCGGCACAAGGGCGACGACACCATGGAGACCGTGGGACGGGTCATAGAGGCCATCGAGGAGTACAAGCCAGCCATGGTAGTCGTGGACGAGGGAGGGCTGGGAGCGGGCGTTGTAGACCGCCTGAAGGAACAGCGGTATAAAATCCGGGGCGTGAACTTCGGAACGAAATCGAAGAACCCGCTGATGTGGGGGAACAAGCGCGCCGAGATGTGGGGCGAGATGCGCGAGTGGCTCAAGACGGCCAGCATCCCGAACGACCGCTACCTGAAGAGCGACCTCATCGGGCCTATGATGAAGCCCGACTCGCGGGGTACGATCTTCTTGGAGAGCAAGAAGGACATGAAGTCGAGGGGGCTGGCGTCACCCGATGCGGCGGACGCCATCGCGGTGACGTTTGCGTTTCCGGTGGCCCGGCGCGAGGCCATTGACCGCAACCCGCGCAGAGGGTACTCTGCCGCTGGAATTTCAACTTCTTGGCTTGGAGCCTGACATGGCTAACACAAAACCAATCGGCGTTGCGTTCGAAGACCAGAACATCATCGGCGCGGATTTTGTTAGCGCCGGAACAGTGTACGCTACCGGCGAAATTGGCTACACCGCCGCCGCGCAGGGGACGGTCACGCAGGCCACCAGCAAGTCAACCGGCGTCACGCTGAACAAGTCGGCTGGTCAGATCACCCTGAACGCTGCGTCTCTGGCGGCGACAACAACGGTGACGTTTACGCTGACGAACTCGACCATCAGCGCCAAGGACATCGTCATCTTGAGCATTGCAAGCGGTGGCACGGCTGGCGCGTACAACGCGTATGTCAGCGGTCTGGCTGCGGGTTCGGTTGTGCTTGCGCTGCGCAACGTTACGGCTGGCGCGCTGGCGGAAGCGGTCGTTCTAAACTTTGCTATTCTCCACTGCTCGTAATGGCTAAAAAATCCGTCTCACTGTCCGTTGGACGCGGCGAGAAGCTCGCCACCAAAGAAGGCGCGGGCCTAACGGCCAAGGGCCGCGCCAAGTACAACGCAGCGACGGGCAGCAAACTGAAGCCGCCCGCGCCGAACCCCAAGACGGACGCGGACAAGGGGCGTAAAGCTAGCTTCTGCGCCCGCATGGGTGGAGTCGTAGCCAAGTCTGCTAATGCCGACCGAGCAAAAGCATCTATGAAGAGGCGGAACTGTGGCTAACAAACCGGGACTGTACGCCAACATCAACGCCAAGAAGAACCGCATTGCAGCCGGTTCAGGCGAGAAAATGCGCAAGCCGGGCGCGGCTGGCGCTCCGACTGCCAAGGCGTTTAAGGAATCTGCCAAGACCGCTAAGCCTATGGCCAAAAAGGGCAAATGATGGCTGCGAACGACGTAGAAGCTGCCGGTAAGGTCTCCGAAGCTGACGACCACGACCGTCTGGCGACTATGCGCTCGCGGTTTACGATGGCGTTGTCGGCCTACTCGGACAGCCGCGAGGACGAGCTGGACGACCTGCGCTTCATGGCGGGGTCGCCCGACAACCAGTGGCAGTGGCCCGCCGACGTGCTGGCGACCCGTGGCTCCGTGCAGGGCCAGACGATCAACGCGCGGCCGTGCCTGACGATCAACAAGCTGCCGCAGCACGTCCGTCAGGTGACGAACGAACAGCGCCAGAACCGGCCAACCGGCAAGGTCATCCCGGCGGACGACAAGGCCGACGTGGCCGTGGCGGAAATCTTCGACGGCATGGTGAGGCACATCGAGTACATTTCGGACGCCGACGTGGCCTACGACACCGCTTGCGACAACCAGGTCACTTACGGCGAGGGCTACATCCGCCTGCTGACGGAATACTGCCGCGAGGACAGCTTCGATCAGGATCTAAAGATCGGGCGCGTCAGAAACTCGTTTTCGGTTTACATGGACCCAACGATCCAAGACCCGTGCGGTTCGGACGCCAAATGGTGTTTTCTGACGGAAGACCTGACTAAAGAAGAATACGAGCGCATGTTTCCGAACGCCTCGCCGGTCAGCTCCATGATGTCGCAGGGCGTGGGCGACCAGTCGTTGAGCCAGTGGCTGAGCGAGGACACGGTCCGCATAGCGGAATACTTTTATTTTGAGCACAAATCGGTCAAGCTCAACCTGTACCCGGACAATGTGACCGCCATCGACGGCACGCCGCAGGACAAGCAGCTTAAACTGATGTTCCAGAAGCCGATACGCAGCCGGAATGTCGATAAAAAGCAGGTAAAATGGCTTAAAACCAACGGTTTTGAGGTCTTGCAGGAGCAAGATTGGGCCGGAAAGTGGATTCCGGTCATCCGCGTTGTTGGAAACGAATGGGAAGTGGACGGGCAGCTTTACGTGTCCGGTCTGGTGCGCAACGCCAAGGACGCGCAGCGCATGTACAACTATTGGGTGAGCCAAGAAGCCGAAATGCTGGCTCTGGCCCCCAAAGCGCCGTTTATCGGCTACGGCGGGCAGTTTGAAGGCTACGAAAACCAGTGGAAGACGGCCAATACGACCAATTGGCCCTACCTTGAGGTCAATCCCGATGTCACAGACGGCGCAGGATCGGCTCTACCGCTGCCGCAGCGTGCTGCACCGCCGCTCGCTCAGACTGGCCTTATACAGGCTAAGATGGGTGCTTCGGACGACATCAAGTCTACCACGGGTCAGTACGACAGTTCTCTTGGCGCGTCCAGCAACGAACGGTCAGGCCGAGCCATTCTGGCTCGTGAAAAACAAGGCGATACGGGTACGTATCACTACGTAGATAACCTTTCGCGGGCCATCCGCTACGTCACGCGGCAGCTCGTGGACATAATTCCTAAAATCTACGATACAGAGCGTGTTGCGCGCATCGTTGGCCTCGACGGCGAAGTTGGCATGGTCAAGGTTAACCCGCAGCAACCGGAGCCTGTCAAGTCCATCATGGACCAGACGGGCATCGTGATGGAGAAGGTCTACAACCTGTCGGTTGGTGTGTACGACGTGTGCGTCACGACCGGGCCGGGCTACATGACCAAGCGTCAAGAGGCGTTGGACGCCATGTCGATGCTGCTCCAGTCAAACCCGGATCTCTGGAAGGTTGCTGGCGACCTGTTCATCAAGAACATGGATTGGCCGGGCGCGCAGGAGATGGCGGCGCGGTTTGCCAAGATCATTGACCCAAAGGTCATGGAAGGCGAAGATCAGTCCCCTGAGATGCAGCAGGCCAAGCAGCAGATTGAGGCCATGACGCAGCACATGCAGCAGATGGAAGGCATGTTGAAGCGCGTTGAGCAGTCAATGGAAGCCCAACAGCTTGACATCAAGCGGTTCGACTCGGAAGTGAAGGCATATGATGCTGAAACTAAGAGAATTTCTGCGGTGCAGGCTTCAATGTCTGAAGAGCAGATACACGACATCATCATGGGGACAATCCACGCAGCGATTGACACAGGCGATCTGGTCAGCGGGATGCCGTCTCGTGACCAGTTGGAACAGAACGAAATGGGCGCAGCGCCTGAAGCGCCTCCGCAGATGGGTCAGCCGCCTATGGGTGAGCCGTTTGCTGGACCGCCTCCGCAGCCGGAAATGATGGGACAAGGCCAATGAAACCCGCTGAATTCATCGGTTGCATGTTCTTGGCGCGGGATGTGGCCCATTCCGTCCACCTGAACACGCGCAGCTATGCCAAACACATGGCCTTGAACACTTTCTACGACGAGATTGTCGGTCTGGCCGATACTTTTGCCGAGGCGTATCAGGGCCGACACGGGCTGGTTGGCCCCATCACGTTGCATTCGGCCAAAAAGACATCTAATATTGTGGAGTTCCTGACCGACAGCCTGGCTGAGCTTGAAGACGCCCGGTATAAGGTCTGTAACAAGGACGAGACGGCCATCCAGAACATCATCGACGAGATCGTCGGTCTGTACCTGACGACCCTTTACAAACTTCGCTTCTTGGCGTGAGGACATCATGGGCCTTAAATCCACAACGAGCTGCTTGGGCTACCAGCAGATTACCAGCTTGTCCTCCGCGCAGGCGCTGACGGTGCCGCGCGGCGCTACGCGCGCCCTAATTGCGCCGCTGACCCAGACTGTGCGCTGGCGCGACGACGGCGTGGCTCCTACGGCGTCCGTTGGTATGCCTGCTGCCGCCGGGACGTACCTGAGCTACGACGGCGACTTAAACCGCATTCGCTTTATTGAGGCGTCCGCTTCAGCCGAGCTGAACATCACCTATTACGCTTGAAGGACACGCAACCATGACCTTCTCGACATATCTTAGCCCCGGCGTCGCCATCCAAGGTGGCGGCGGCAGCGGCGGCGGCGGGGCCGCATCGGCTCCGCTCACAGGTACGGGCGCGACCATCACCACCTCGCAGCCCCTGATTGATGTCTCGCAGACATGGAACAATGCGGCGGTTACGTTTACCAGCGCGAAGATCAACGTTACGGACACTGCATCGGCGGCGGCGTCGTTGCTGATGGATTTGCAAGTTGGTGTAAGCAGCAAGTTTAAGGTTGACAAAACGGGGCTAGTTACAGTTGTTGACACAAGCAATCTTGCCCAAATTGCAATGGCTGATCGCGGGACAATTCTTTCAATTTATACAACTGCGTTTGGTGTTCAGCCTCTTCTGGTTTCTGCTCCGGGCGGAATTGCCATCAACAATGACACCGGATTATATCGTCTAGGCGCTTCTCAGGACGTTAACATTTCCCGCGAAGCTGCGGGCATTCTTCGGGTCGGCACAACAGCCGGCAACGCATTGGGGACACTAAAAGCAGCCGTTGTCGGGACCACCACGGCCTACACAGTTGCAACGCTTCCCACTGGTTTTCAAGGTGCGCGGGCTTATGTAACGGACGCTTTGGCACCGACATTTCTTGGAACTTTGACCGGCGGCGGCGCTGTTGTATGCCCGGTTTTCTATAACGGAACTGCATGGGTGCCAGCATGATTACATATCAATGGTCCGTAAACTACATGACTGCGTACCCGCAGTACGCGGGCGAGACGGATGTCGTCTTTCAGATTGCGTGGGTTCTGTCAGCCACGGACGGCACGTACGGCTCTGTTACTTGCGGTTTGGTTAAGACGACCTACGTCGCCGGATCACCCTTTACGCCTTACGACCAACTCACGCTTGATCAGGTTAACGGCTGGGTCGCCACTGCGCTTGGCCCGGACGGTATCGCCAAGGCTCAGGCCGACTGTGACGCAGCTATTGCGACCCAGAAAGACCCAAATCTTCCCGTTACGCTGCCCCTGCCGTGGAACTGACCAAGCGCGGCATGATATTTGACGCCGACGACGCCTTGTCGTAATGTCAAGTCCTAACCGTACTGGTGAGGTTCACCAGGTATCCGAAAGGACACATAGCATATGGGCGATGAAGCTCTAGACCTACCAGCGGATGACACCGCGCCAACACTGGACACCACGGCGGTGCCAGTTGTTGAGGACACTTTGCCGGTTGAACTTCCGCTAGAAGCGCCAAAATCTTATACCCAAGAAGAAATTGACGCTATCTTTGCAAAGCGCCTTGCACGAGCAGAGCGTAAGTGGGAACGAGAGCAGGCCCAGCGCGTTGCGGACTTTGAGGCCCGAAAGGCCGTCTCAGTCACACCGCCCGACGTTAACGATTTTGACAATGCACAGGCTTACGCGGAAGCGTTGGCTGAACGCAAAGCTCAAGAGATGTTGGCCCGGCGCGAGACAGCAAAGCAGCAAGCTCAGCTTCTGGATGTCTATCACGAAAAGGAAGAGGACGCGCGGGTCCGCTACGACGACTTCGAACAGGTCGCGTACAACCCAAACCTCCCCGTCACGGACGTGATGGCCCAGACGATCCAGTCTTCGGACAACGGCCCCGATGTCATCTACTGGCTTGGGTCCAACCCGAAGGAAGCTGGCCGTATCGCTGCCCTTCCGCCCATCCTGCAAGCGCGAGAGATCGGTCGAATTGAGGCCAAGCTGGCCGCAAGCCCTCCGGTTAAAAAGACCTCAAATGCTCCCGCGCCTATTAATCCGATTGCAAATGCCAGATCGTCTGGCAAGCAGGCTTACGATACCACCGACCCCCGCTCAGTAAAGACCATGAGCACGTCGGAGTGGATTGAAGCTGAGCGTATGCGTCAGATCAAGAAGCAGGAAGCGCAGCGCAACCGCTAGCTCTTGAAAGTGTAAAACAATGGCTAACAGCCTTCTTACCATCGACATGATCACCCGGAAGTCTCTCGAAATCCTTGAGAACAACCTGGTCATCACCCGCAACGTCAACCGCCAGTACGACGACTCGTTCGCCGTTGAAGGCGCCAAGATCGGCTCGACCCTCCGCATCCGCCTGCCCGACCGCGCTCTGGTCACGGACGGCGCTGCGCTTCAGGTTCAGGACGACAACGAGCAGTTCACGACCCTGACCGTCTCCTCGCAGAAGCACATCGGCGTGAACTTCACGTCCGCTGAGCTGACGATGCAGTTGGACGACTTTGCGGAACGTGTGCTCAAGCCGCGTATCTCGCAGCTCGCCTCCAGCATCGACGCCGATGTCGCCAACTCGTTCCTGTCGGTTTACAATTCGGTTGGCACGCCCGGCACCGTCCCGTCCACTTCGCTTGTCCTGCTTCAGGCCCAGCAGAAGTTGAACGAGTTCGCCACCCCGATGTCCCCGCGCTACGCGACGGTCAACCCGGCTGCGAACGCTGGCCTCGTCGAGGGCATGAAGGGCCTCTTCAACCCGACCTCCACCATCAGCCGCCAGTTCAAGAACGGCATGATGGGCGAAGGCATTCTCGGCCTTGAAGAAGTCAACATGTCCCAGTCGATCCGTCAGTTCCTGACCGGCTCGGCCGTGCGTACCGACTCCCTCACGGTCACGTCCACCCTGTCTACGCAGGGCATCAGCACGATCTCGTTCTCTGGTGCTACCAACGCAAGGACTCTCGTCCCCGGCGATGTCTTTACGATTGCCAACGTGTACGCGGTCAACCCGCAGGTTCGTGAGTCCACTGGTTCGCTCCAGCAGTTCGTCGTGACCAACACGGTTACTTCGGCCACCACGGCGTTTACCAGCGTCACGTTCTCTCCGGCGATCTACACCTCAACAAACGCCCTCGCGACCGTTGACTCGTTCCCCGCGTCCGGCGCTGCCGTCACCCTGCTTGGTTCGGCCAGCACCTACTACCCGCAGAACCTTGTGTATCACAAGGACGCGATCACCTTCGCCACCGCCGACCTTCTGCTTCCGCAGGGTGTCGATATGGCCTCGCGTCAGGTCCACAACGGCATCTCGCTCCGCATTGTGCGCCAGTACGACATCAACAACGACCGTATGCCGTGTCGTATTGACGTGCTGTACGGCTTCAGCACAATTCGTCCGCAGATGGCCGCTCGCCTCTGGGGCTAACCTAACCCGCCCCCGGCCAACGCCGGGGGCACCTCCTTTTCTTGAAAGGCTCTTAACATGGCTCTCCCTTCTGTTGGCGGTGGCTATCAGTTTAATGATGGCAACCTGAATGAAGTAAAACTCACCGTTGCCGCTGTACCGACTACGGCAACCGACAGCGCCACGCTGACGGCTGCTCAGCTCACCAACGGCATCATCATCGGCACGCCGACGACGACGGCGGCCTACACGCTGCCTCTGGCGACCGACCTCGACGCCTTGCTGACAAACTCCAAGCCTGGCTCTAACTTTGACTTCCGCGTCATCAACACAACGACGGCGGGCGTCATTACCATGACCACTAACACTGGCTGGTCCATCGGCAGCAGCGGCTCGCAGGGTCTCATGACCATCGCGGCCACGGCTGGCACTGTGCGCGGCTTCCGCGCGCGTAAAACTGCTGACGGTTCTTGGGCGCTCTACGCCATCTCCTAAGCAAACCGGCCCCTGCTTCGGCAGGGGCCAACCTTTACAGGAAATTCTATGCACATCTATCTGCGCCACCCGGACCACGGCACCAAGGTCGCCACGATGGACCTTGAAGCGATTTATGATGAAGAGAACGGCTGGACGCGCTATACTCCCGGCCAGCCTGCGGTAAGTGCGTCGGCTAACGAACTGGTCTCCAGACGGCGCGGGCGTCGTCCTTCGGTTGAGGAAGTAGCGGCAGATGACAACGACAGCGGGCGATCAGATTAATGGCGCGCTTCGTCTCCTCGGCGTCCTAGCCGAAGGCGAAACCCCGTCTGCGGCCACGTCGCAGGATGCGTTGAACGCGCTCAACCAGATGATTGACTCGTGGAACACCGAGCGGCTCTGCGTGTTTTGCACGCAGGACCAAGTGTTCAGTTGGCTGCCCGGTTTTATCTCGCGCACGCTGGGGCCGACCGGAGACTTTGTCGGCAACCGCCCGATCCTGCTGGACGACTCCACCTACTTCAAAGACCCGGCCAGCGGCATCTCCTATGGCATCAAAATCCTCAACCAGCAGCAGTACAACGGCATCGCCGTCAAGACTGTCACCAGCACCTACCCGCAGGTGATCTGGGTCAACATGACCTACCCTGACGTTGAGATGTACGTATACCCGGTGCCGACCAAGACGCTGGAGTGGCACTTCGTCTCGGTTGAGGAGCTGACGCAGCCGGCGCTGCTGGCTACCGCGCTGACCTTCCCGCCGGGCTACCTCCGCGCGTTCCGCTACAATCTGGCTTGCGAGTTCGCCCCGGAGTTCGGCATCGAGCCGCCGCCTACGGTGTCGCGCATTGCGATGACGTCCAAGCGCAACCTGAAGCGCATCAACAACCCTGACGACATCATGTCGCTGCCCTACAGCATCGTCGGAACGAGACAGCGCTACAATATTTTTGCAGGAAACTACTAATGCAGACGCCCATCCTTGGCTCTGCGTACGTAGCCCGCAGCGTCAACGCTGCGGACAACCGTATGGTCAATCTATTTCCAGAGATCGTACCCGAAGGCGGCAAGCAGGCGGCGTTCCTCCAGCGTGCGCCCGGCCTGCGTCGGCTGGTGACGGTGGGCCTTGGTCCTATCAGAGGACTGCACGCCTACGGCAACTTCGCCTACGTCGTGTCGGGCAACGAACTCTACCGCATGGACCCGGCGTACAACACCGTGCTGCTCGGCACGGTTGCCAACGACGGTCCGGTGTCGATGGCCGACAACGGCATCCAGCTCTTCATCGCGTGCGGTGGCCCCAGCTACATCTACAACAACAGCACGCTGGCGTTCGGAGCCATTACCGACCCGGACTTTCCCGGCGCGCTGACCGTCTCGTATCTGAGCGGCTACTTCGTCTTCATCGAACCCAACAGCCAGAAGGTGTGGGTCACGCAGCTTCTGGATGGCACGTCAATTGATCCGCTGGACTTCGCCAGCGCCGAAGGCGACCCGGACGGCCTGATTTCGTCAATTGTGGATCACTCCGAAGTGTGGCTTTTCGGCACCAACTCGGTCGAGGTCTGGTACAATTCCGGTGCGGCCGCGTTCCCTCTCCAGCGCATCCAAGGCGCGTTCAACGAGATCGGTTGCGCTGCGACGTTCTCGGTCGCCAAGCTTGACAACGCCCTGTTCTGGCTGGGCGCTGACGCGCGCGGCAAGGGCATCGTCTACCGCGCCAACGGCTACACGGGCGTGCGCGTCAGCACGCACGCGGTTGAGTGGCAGATCCAGCAGTACGAGAACATCGCTGACGCCACGGCCTACACCTACCAGCAGGACGGCCACGCCTTCTACGTGCTGTCGTTCCCGTCCGCCAACGCGACGTGGGTCTACGATGTAGCTACACAGGCGTGGCATGAGCGGGCGGGCTTCAACGATGGGGCCTTCACCCGCCAGCGCGCGGCCGCGCAGATGTTCTTCAGCGACGAGACCATCGTGGGCGACTACCAGAACGGCAAGCTCTACGCCTACGATCTGACGCTCTACGCCGACGACGACCAGACGCAGCGGTGGCTGCGCTCGTGGCGGGCGCTGCCAACCGGCCAGAACAACCTCAAGCGTGTGGCTAACCACACGTTGCAGCTCGACTGCGAGTCGGGCGTGGGCCTCAACAGCGGGCAGGGCAGCGACCCGCAGGTCATGATGCGCTTCTCGGACGACGGAGGGCATACCTGGAGCCGCGAGCGTTGGTCCTCGATGGGGGCCATTGGCGCGTACGGCAAGCGCGTGTTCTGGCGCAGGCTGGGCATGACGCTGAAGATCCGCGACCGCGTGTACGAGATATCCGGTACGGACCCGGTGCCGATCTACATCATGGGCGCGGAGCTGATCGCGAGCGGCACCAATGCTTAACGACAGCCAGATCCCGGCACCGCGCGTCCCGATAACCGAGAAGGAAGGCGGGATCATCACCCGCGAGTGGTTTCGGTTTTTCAACTTCGTCTACGAGCAGATCGTGCGGCTGACCTCGTTTGCCTACGGGACGTTTAGCGGGTTTGAGACGACGACGTGGGTGTCGAACACCACCACGCGGGTGTCCATCACGGACACCGCGCTGAGCAGCGGCGTGTCGGTGGCATCGTCGCAGGTGACGGTCGCCAACGCCGGGCTGTACTCCATCAACGCCTCGTTCCAGCTCTACAACCTCAACACTACGACGGCGTACACCCTCGCCCTGTGGGTGCGCGTCAGCGGCGTGGACGTGCCAGGCTCCCTGCGCTACGTCACCGTGTTCGGACCGGGCGGCAGCGCGCAGGCGTACAGCACCCACACCCTTGACCTTACGTTGCAACTTCCGGCCGCAGCGTATATAGAATTTTACGGTAATTCCTTTGGCGGGGTAGCGCAGCTTCGTACGATTGCTGCTAACACGACCATAACCGCGCCGTCTGCCGCCAGCATCCTTCTGAACGTAACCCAGATAGCATAGGACGGACACATGACCTCTTACAATTTGTCATCCTTTGCCGGCGCTGGAGCGCAGTTCTTCGACGACAACGGCGACCCGCTGACCGGCGGCAAGGTCTACACCTACGCGGCTGGCACGACCACGCCGCTGGCAACCTACACAACCTCGACCGGCGCGGTCGCCAACACGAACCCGATCATTTTGGACGCTGCCGGGCGCACGCCCAACGAGATTTGGTTAACGGCTGGTACGCTCTACAAGTTCATCGTCCAGACCTCGGTCAACGTGCTGGTTGGCACCTACGACGGCCTCCCGGCCATCAACGACCCCTACAGCATCAACTCACTGTTGAGCAGCGTCACCGGCACAAATGCCATCGCGGCTAACGCCACCCCGGCCATCACCGCCTACGCGGCTGGCGCGATGTACAGCTTTGTTGCGGCTAACACCAACACGGCGGCGGCAACGCTCAGCATTAACGGCTTGGCGACAAAGTCAATTACCAAAAACGGCACCGTGGCCTTGTCGGCGGGTGACATCCAAGTTGGCAAGCTGGCCTTGGTGCAGTACGACGGCACCACGTTCCAGCTTATGAACAATATCGTTTACGGTGGGTCCGTCTCTAACCTTGTGACGGCCATCAGCGCGGCAGACGGCGGCACTGGCCGCAGCACGCTAACGCTTAACAATGTCCTTTTGGGCAACGGCACGAGCGCGGTCCAGCTTATCGCGCCGGGCACGTCTGGTAATGTGCTGGCCAGCAACGGCACGACGTGGGCGTCTTCGGCCAACAGCGGACGACTGCTTCGCGCGCCGCAGATCCTGACCTCTGGAACCAGTTACACAACGCCTGCCAATTGTACGTCCATATACGTTGAGGCGGTGGGCGGTGGCGGCGGCGGCGCTGGCGGCTCCGGGTCCGGCTTAAACTCAGGTGCGGGCGGTGGGGGCGGCGCGGGCACGGCGGCAAAACTATTCACCGTTACCGCCAGCACACCCTATGCGTACACCATCGGCGCGGGCGGCACCTCGGCCTCGGCCGCCACAGGCGGTAACGGCGGCGATACGACCTTTGTTGTCGGCGCGACCACAATTACCGGCGGCGGCGGCGTAGGCGGTGTACTGATCACAAACGGCGGCGCTGGCGGAACGGCCACGAATGGCGATCTGAATATGGTTGGGCAAGGTGGCGCAAGCTCCGCGCTTGCAGGTTCAACGTCTACCGGCGGAAATGGCGGTTCCAGTTATTTTGGCGGCGGCGCTGCGGGGCGTGCGGGCGCAGGCGTAGGGTCCGCTGCAACGGGGTACGGCGGCGGCGGCGCGGGCGGCGTCACTAACGGTAACTCTGGCGGCGTAGGGTTTCAAGGTATGATCCGTATTTGGGAGTACACCTGATGAAAGCGGCGCTTATCAATTCGGCTAATGTTGTTGTGAACCTGATCGTGTGGGACAACACCTGTACCGCCCCGGTTGGCACAACGGCTATCGTGCTGCCGAATGACTATTACGTCTCCACGGGGTTTATTTACGACCCCGCGACGCAAACGTTCACCGCTCCTAACCTGCCGCCAGATGTGTTGCCGTGACCGACTACGAACTGTTCCTAGCCGAGCACGGCCTGACCGAAGCCGACATGGCGTCGTTGACGGACC